CCTTGCGATGTTTAAAGCTCTATAACCACCTTTTGTGTTCAAAAGATGTTCATAAATTGGTGTAGGATAGGCTCCCGGAGCTGACGGTTGAGCCACTATATCCACAGTGATGATTTCAAAATCACTCACTTGTCCAGACCCGTCTTCTTTGACGTTGCCTGATCCACGCGATGAAACTCCCAGTTTAACTCCGCTTTCCAGCATAGTTTTAACTAGTAGTCCCATCGGCGTAGGTAATATTTTTAGTTTGCCATGTCCATTTGGGCCATCCATCCACATGCTTGATAACATGTGACTCACACGGTCCAAATTGATATTAAGTCCTTCTGGATGATCCACTTCGCCCAACACTGAATAACCACCTTTGATCTGATCGTTGAGTGTGTTGACAGCCCTACTGATTTCACTAACAGGATACACTCTTTGATTGGCGTTTTTGACGCCTCCTTGAATGCAGATACCTTTCATGTAAAGGCTCTTGCCCCCGTTTTTGTCTTCTGTAGACTCCACGACCAAACCTGCTTGGTCGAATGTCAATGTTTCGCGTAATGTAAACATCTTATACTTTATAAGTCCTTAACTTTACTTCTTGTTAGCCAAAATACTTTTTGTATTGTCTGACTTGTCAGCAGTTTCTGGCCCTTTGGCTTTTACCAACTTGATAGATGCGCCTGGCGTATTGATGTTGCCACCGTCATTCAACTCCGCTTTTGGAGCTGGTCTACCTTTTTCTTCTGAACCCACGATATCAACTGCGTTGCCGCCCATTGATTTCGCTTGCTTAGGAGTTGGAGATTTTGCGTTGTCATCATGATCAGCATGTTTAACTGCCACTTTGTCCACGTATTCTCTCATTTTTTCTCTGTCGCTTTTGATTTCAGATGTTGCTGGTTGTGCAGCTACTTCGGCAGTTGCCACTGGTGCTACTACTTCTGCATCTGGTTGAACTTCAGTTGCTACAGCTTCTTTTTCAGCTTTTTCTTCGCCTTCAGCATCTTCTTTGTCGCCTTCGTTTGACATTAATTTTTCAAACTCAGCTTTTAGTTCTTCCACTGCATCTTCTAAATCAACGATTTTGTCTTCCATGTCTGCAGCTTCAGGTTTTTCTTCACCTTTGTCTTCAGCATCTTTGTCGTCTTCGATGTCAGCGATCATATCGTCTGAGGCATCTCCGCCAACTTCAGCAGTTACTGGAGCTACTGCTACTGGAGCAACTTCTTGAGTTGTTTCAGCTGCAACTTCTTCAGTAGATTCTTTTTTCATTTCTTCTTTAGAATCTTCTTTGTCTGCTTTTTTCATTTCTTTATCTTTTTTTGCTTCTTCTACAGCAGTTTCTTCCACTGCGATATCAGCAAGGTCGGTCTCTAATAAATTTTCGTAGATCGAACGTGACTTCTCAACCACTATTTCGTGAAATAGGGCTTCAGCTCCGGTTCTGTCATCTGCGGTAAGTTTTTCAAGCATTTGCTCGAACTTATTGTTTGCGTTGTCTGACATTTTTATGTCTCCTTGATGGTTAGTTGTTTTGATAAGGCTGTCACCTTTATTTAACAAATTTAGTCAAAAGTGGGCAGATATAGGTCGATTTTGACTAATTTTGCACAGGTCGGGGTCTACAGAATGCATTGCGAAAATCACTCACAATCATTTCGGAATAGTTGTGAAAACGACGAAATTCTTCAGCTTGAAAACCCATACGATCATCCTGTACCACACGAATGTATTGGTTTTTGGGGTTTTTCTGTATTACAATGCCGGTTTGACGCAGCCAATTGCCATGATAGGTGGCTGGATCTGTGATTTTTCTATAGTTTCTGGTGCCACCATACACGTTGTTCAGCTTGCCTTCTTGGGTGCCCACGTAGTCAAAACCTAGGATATAGAATGTTCTGTGCTCATGATGTGTGGCCAACCACAATGCTGTGGGGCCGCTGCTCCAGCCTTGACTGGGTTTAAAAAAATTAAGATTTTTAAATTTCTCCATGTTTTTGTTGGGATTGGTCCACACAGGGTGTTTGAGCTGCCAGTTGTTTTCACAGATCTCTGTTACCATTTTGGCATCCACTGCCACTAAAAAGTCCGGAGTGAACTCTCTGTACAGTGCATTGCAACCATAGATTCTGCCCCATTCACGCAAATGATCCAATTTTATATTTTTACGACTGAGTCCATTGCCCAACACAAAAGCAATGTTGCCCTCCAACGGCGGTCTTATTTGAGTGGGGGTTGGTGTGGGCGTGGGAGTTGTTGTTGGTGTGGGTGTGAGTACAGGTTCACCAGTTTTTAATGCCCTATGCAGTGCTTTGCTTTGATTACGCTGATGTTTGAGGATTCTCCACTCATCTTTGGTGTATAAGGATTTGTCCAATTTGGCCATGGGGTGGCTGCTTTAGTTAGGCTGTGGGTTGACTGCTGGCAATGCTGTACATCTGTCTCACAAACTCCAGCTCTTTTTGTTGTTCGTTGTTGTGGAACTCACTGGCTTTGCGAGCACGATTGATCTGTCTCAAGGTCAAACGAGTTTTGCGTGTGTCTGTGACACCAATAATGGACTGATCATACTGAGGATCGTACATTTTGTGATCCGCAGTGTTCACGTCATTTTTATCAAAATAGAAGATTTCACGCAATTGCATGAAATTATTTATGCTTATGTGGTGGGTGTTTCGCCTGGAGTGGCTGCGCCTGCTGCGCCTGTGTCAGTGGGTTCCACTGGAGCAGTGGTTTCAGGTTCTTGAGCTGCTAAATCTTGTTGTATGTTGGCAGACGTAATACCAGCACTTCTCATTTCGGCAGCTGAAGAAGTGGGTTTTACTTTGAATTTCTCGTCATTCTCTTCACGCCATAATCTTTCATTTTCAGCCAATTCATCTGCACTCATACCCAAAAATCTCATCAGTGCATATCTGTTGCTGATGTAAGGCAATGCTGCCACTTGACTGAATGTTTGGATTCTGTTGTTGTCCAATTCTGCTTGTCTGTATGATGCAAAGTTTTGTGGAGTTTGAAACTTGATGTCAAACATGCTCACATCAATGTTTACACCTTTTTCCAAAAGATATTTTTTAAAATCGTTGTTGAATTCATCTGACACCAAGTTTTGTAATCTTTCACAATAGTTGTTGAATCTCAACTCCTGTATGTATGCAGTGCCCACTCTACCGTCTGTGTACTGTGCATTGCTGTCATCTGGACCTGTGGGCAAGTATGAGCTGGGAATACGCAATCCACGCAATAGTTTATTAGTAAAGTATTTTAAATCATCAATTTCGCCAAGGTTCGTACCACCCGGCAATGTTTCCACTTTAGATCCACGACCTTCTGCTGTTTGAGGGAAGAAAAAGTCTTCATTGATGGATAATGGATTGTAGGCTGAATCTATCACATTGGTTCCACCGCCTGTGCTGGATGGAATACGTCGCTGATGAATTTCTGTTTTCACTCTTTCCACAAACTGCATGGCCAAGTGACTGGGCATGTTACCCACATCCACATAGAACACACGTCGCTCTGGAGCTCTTTGCACCCTGTAAATGATGATGGCATCTTCCAACAATTCTTTTTGTTTGTACACTTTAAATATGGATTCCAACAATGAATTTCCAAATGGGAAATTATTGTCCAGGCCTTCACTCAAACTCAAATGTATCACGTGTTCAGCATTCACTGCAATTTCTTTGAGATTGGTAGTGAATCTTGTGCCAGACTGTTCTGGGGACATGCCCACCATGCCTCGCACACCACCTGTCAAATATCCAGCACCGCCTGCTGTGACATTGCCATTGGTTTGAAATGGAGTGGTTGCAATTAAATCTTTGAAATTAAGATTCACGTCTCTGATCACGTACTGTTCAGGCTTTTTGCCTTCTGATTCGTTCACAATGATTCTTGTGACTTTGGCTGGATCCACATGGAACCATTTCTTAGTTTCTGGATCTTTGATAAAAAAAGCATCTCCGTACTTGAACACGTTACGGAATATTCTAAAAATTCTCTTGTTGAAATTGTTCAGTTTGCACCATTGTTGCAGATACTGTCTCAGGATGGTCATTTCTGAGTTGGTGGCTTTCTGTTTGAAATTCAGTTTAAAATTAGTGTCGTTTTGTTTGTTCAATTGCGAACAAAATTCAGCCAGTATGTCCAAAGCAGCA